TGGCTGGGAAACCCCAGATGATACAGATTTAGTCAAAGATGGGGCCGCAGCGATGCGGACACTTGGCAGTTCCATAGACACCTCTTTTGTCGATTTATTAGGCGGCACAACTGGACAAGTCTTAGCCAAAACATCCAACACAGATTTGGATTTTACTTGGACGACAGTTGCCAGCGGTGGAATGACTCAAATAGCGACCGGCTCTTTTAGCGGATCAAGTGTCGTCATCTCCTCAATACCGACAAGCTATAAAGACTTAGTTTTAGTCGTTAGATCTTTGGGTAATTCGGCTTCTAACGAACAAGCAAGAATTCGATTTAACAACGATTCAACCGCTAGCCGTCACGGGGAAATTTCTGCTTACGCGACGACCTCAAACACCGGCTTTAATGCGACATATTCCGGTTTTACTACCGACTCAAATAACACTAACGACATTTCGTTAGCTTATGTATATTTCCCTGATTATGCGAATACTACGACTTGGAAAATGTTTTTTAGTCAATCTATGGCGGCGGCTTCAACTTCAACAAATTTTAATTTTAGAAGTTTTATTGGACTTTACAATCAAACGTCCGCAATCACATCACTTGGTTTCATTCCTCAAAACGGAACATTCACTAGCGGTTCTTACATACTTTACGGAGTGGCATAATGGCAACAATCAAAATTCATAACGCAACAACTGGTGAAGTCATTGAAAGAGAAATGACACCCGAGGAACTAGCACAATTTGAGGCTGATCAGATTGCAATTGCAGCTGAGTTAGCAGCCAAAGAACAAGCCGCACAAACAAAAGCTGCGTTGCTCGAAAAGCTTGGAATCACGGAAGATGAAGCCAAACTGCTTCTGTCATAATGGCAAAACTTTGTAAAGCTGGAATTCAACTCAGGGAGCAGATAGACGATGATTATCCTGATAGGAATCGTAAGTCTGATGGCTGGATTGCTGACGCTCGCCACTACGCTAATAACTCATCTTCTGACCACATTCCAAGAGACGGAATTGTTAGAGCTTTAGATATTGATGCTGACTTGGCAGCTCACAAAGAAGAAGCTTATGCGTTAGTTGAAAAGCTTCGTAAGTGTGCTAAACGCGGTGATAAGCGAATTAAGTACATTATTTACGACGGCCAAATTATGAGCCCCATACTTAATTGGAAACGCAGAAAATACAGAGGTGCAAATCCGCACCGCTCGCATTTCCATATTAGCTTTACAACTCTGGGAGACAAAGACGCAAGCTGGTTCGACCTAGAAGGAGAGAGAAATGCTAAACGACCTAAAGAAAGCCGCAGCGAGCTGGGCAAAGACATTCCTAGCGACAGCTCTGGCGACCTATATGGCAGTCGGCTTAGATGCTCAAACAATTCTCAATGCTGCTATTGCTGCCGTATTGCCGAGCATAATCAACTGGCTTAACCCTAATTACGAGCGTTACGGCAAAATCAGATAATGCCAGCGTCCGACCTCGCCGCCACTATTGCCAGCGTCCTCGGATCTATTGGCTTACTAATTGCCGGACTGCGCTACATCATAAAACTTGAGAACTTACCGATTGTGTCGCGACTAGACAAGATGGAGTCTCAGCTAGAATTAGCCCTCTCTACAAAGGTGGTCAGAAGTGGCACAGGCAAAAAAGCGCGTTAAAAAGCCAGTTAAGAAGGTGGCGAAACGTAGGCGCACTACGAAAGAAACGCCATTAACTAAGCTGGATTTTTGGGCTATTGCCGCCAATGAGGTTTATATGGCTTGCAGAAAAGCCGGAATGGATGAGGGCACAGCTTTAGCCTTTGCTATGGATCGCAGCTCTTATCCGGATTGGATTGTAGATGCGAATGACCCAGTCAAGAAAATTGGCTGGGAAGATGGCGAAGAGGACGTCTAAATTTACCTAAGAGAAGCTGAACTCTTCGAAGCTTTAAGAGCCGTATATCCGGACTTAACGCCACTATCAGCGACCGACCGAGCTGACGGCATAACCAACGATGCATATATCGAAATGAAGTGCCGACGTACTCATTACCCGACATTGTTGATAGAGAAGAAGAAGTGGGATTATTTGGCTGATATAAGGGCTAGAACGGGTGCTAGAACGCTTTATATCAATTCCACCCCACAAGGTGTCTATCAGTTCGATTTAGGGGCTATAAACGAGCCTGAATGGCAATTAAAGGCATTACCGGACAAGACCGATTTCGCCAATAGCGGCAAGGTGCAAAAGCTTTGCGGGTTTCTTGATTTGCGACACTCCGAACTCCTACTTGTATAAATCCATTTAATTAAATACATTTATCCCACTAAATCCATTTACTAGGGTTTAGAAGGGAGAATAAATGATAGTTACACCGGTAACAATTCGATTTGATTCTACCTCGGGAGCTTGGTCTGACGGCAAGAATTACGTTAAAGGCCAGTTGATCCGTAGGTATGCAATTGAGTCTCTAGGTAGAAAATCAGTTAGAGGGCGACTTAGCCGCGATGAAATCTCAGCCTATTGGCTAGACCGATTTGGGGTGAATGCTGATGTCCTTTGAAGCAACCTTTTGGGCAATTTATTGCGCAACTCTATGGCTTGGATATCGAAGCTATATTTACATCAAAGCCAAAGCTTTTAACGATGGATATAAGAGAGGACGGGCGAGCGTAAATGTCAGAGAGATCGTTAAGTGACTGGCTTACCGAAGCTGGTAACACCCTCGAAGACAGGGGGCTGGAATATGGCGACCCGAGGCACAATCTATTACGCATTTACAAAATCGCGAGAGTCCTCGGTGTTCAGCTCAGAGAGCCAACTGACTTGGCAATTATCTATCTCGCAAGTGGAAAGTCCAGAGCGCGAGGATTCGTATTACGATCTCATCGGGTACTCAACTATCTTGGCTTTCTGCCGATTTTCTACTCCAGAAGATTGGGATGACGTTGAGTCTGATTCGCAATACTAACCAAAGCCAGTGGTGCGATTATTGTAAAGGTCGTTATGGTCAGCTGAAAGATGGCACTTGGCATCACAGAGCTCAAATACCGGCAGTATGGAAGGTGGTATCTGAAACGCCTACGCGTAGAGGAATTACTCGCTTTTACTGCCAAGAGTGCGCAAATGAAGCGCAGAAGTGGCCGGATGGAACATTCTGGACATTAAAAGAACAATTAGATTATGCAATAGCCAATTTCGCGACACAGGAGAAGTTAAATGTCGAATTACCTTGACGATTATGTAAGTGTGCAAGACAGATTGAAGGAGTTTATTAATGCCTATCCGGACTATCGAATTAAGTCGCACGTCCTTGAAGAGTCTCTCATCCCGACTTGTGATGTTTATATTGTCAAAGTTGAGCTCTATCGTACTGAAGCTGATAGTTATGCTTGGACAACGGGCCTCAGCTCTGAGTCAAAGTCCAAACAATACGCTTTGGAACTTGCTGAAACTGGGGCTCTTGGACGCGCTCTTAACTTGGCTGGATATTTTGCTAAGCCGGCTACACATCCGAAAAAACCAATACAGACGACTAAACCAGCTTTAGCAGAATTTGTTAAAGAACAGCGTCCAAATGATCCAGAGCCAATAGTCTGGGATGTTAGCCAAATGGTTGAAGAGCTAGGTGCTGAGGTAATCGATGAGATTCCTCTTTGTTCCGGTGGAGATGGTCCGATGGTGTTAAAGCAAGGCGTTAAGGAAGGTAAGGAGTATCGCGGTTGGGTATGTCCAACGCCTAAGTCTGGTCACCCTGCTAAATGGATGCGTATCAACTCAGATGGTAGTTGGAGCTTTCAGAAGTGATTCAAGACGTTCATCCCTTCAAGTGCGGTAATTGCAAGAAGATAACTGCACACAGGGAAGTCAAGCGTTACGACACTTCCGATGTTCCAGAAATGCCGCTTGAAGTTTGGTTACTTGAATGTCAAAACTGCTTTGAGATGCGGATGATTGATCCAATAGAGCGGTTAGCCAATAAGGAAGATGACATTACAAGATGCGACCAATGCGGTAATTACAAGATGAAAGCCGCTAAATGCCGTATCTGTTTAATAGCTGCCGGACAGGAACGCATCAAACAACTTTATTGGACTGGCGGCGCAACGATGGAGAGATTCATTGACCCCGATTTATGAGTTCAAGTGCGATAAATGCGATGGCATACAGGATGTCGCGCTGGGATTCGATGCGCCTAAAGAAGTAATCTGCGAGAAGTGTGGGGTGCGTATGTTCCGAGTATGGACAGCCACCCCAACTCACTTCAAGGGGGATGGATGGGCGAGCAAGACAAAGTAAAGCGTATTCATAGCCTCAGTTATATCTATCAAATGATGAGCTGGGGCTTTGATAAAGAGTTTATTGCCCGAGATATGGGCGTAAGCCTAAGCAGTTTAGAAACCAGATTAAGAAGAGCGAAAGTAAGGGAGCAGAATGACAATAAAAGACCTAAGCCTAAAGCTGGCGGCAATAAGCCTATTGGCAGATCAGGCCAAAAAGTTAAAGGACGAGCTAAGAGCCGAGCTAAAGGTTCAAATGGATGAATTGGGAGCAGACAGGGTAAAAGCTGAATTAGGCGATGAGGTAGTTGCCTACATAACCACCACCAAGCCCAAGTTTAAATGGGCCATTAAAAGCGATAGAAAGGCCCTAGAGTGGTTCAAAGCCTATTACCCTAGTGAGGTTATAGAAACCATCAGACCAACGTCCCTAGAGGCCATATTGGATAAATTTAACTATCAGGATGACGTAGTAATTGATCCAAATGGTGAGGTTGTTGATTGGCTAGAAGGCTCGTTGGCTGAGCCGTATCTAACTACTAAATTCCACGGCGAGGGTAGAGCTATTCTGCGAGATGCTTTAATAGGGTTGAAGCGTAATGAGCTAGATGTTAAGGAGATATTGGAGTTAGAGGGATGAAAGTCCTCAACTTGTATGCCGGATTGGGCGGTAATAGGCGTCTATGGCCGGACACTGACCAAGTGACGGCAGTTGAGTGGGATGCTGATATTGCAGCTTACTATGCGGACAAATATCCAAATGATGAGTTAATTATTGGAGATGCTCATCAGTATTTATTAGATCATTACAAAGAATTTGATTTTATCTGGACTTCGCCACCTTGCCAGTCACATAGCAGCTTCAGATTTAACATTGGGGTTAGGTATCGAGGCGTCAAGCCAGTCTATCCGGAAATGAGCTTATGGCAGGAGATTATCTTTCTGAAAAGCCATTTTGAAGGTAATTGGGTAGTAGAAAACGTCAAGCCCTATTACAAGCCTTTAATAGAGCCTACAATAGAGCTGCAAAGACACCTATTCTGGAGCAATAAGCCAATTAAAAAGGCAGAGTTTAAGTCAGATACCATACGCAGCAGCCAGATTCCAGATTTACAAGCTCATCACCACATTGATCTATCAAATTACAAGATAGCTAATAAACGACAAGCACTTAGAAATTGTGTTGTTGCTGAATTGGGCAAATACGTTAGAGACGAGGTGGCCAAATGAGCGGAGGTTTTACGCACGGTCACCAGCTTAAGCAGTCAGACGAGCATTACACTCCTAAATGGCTATTCGATGAGTTAGGCATTGAGTTTGATATGGACGTATGCGCTCCGGTTGGTGGAGTGCCTTGGTTGCCAGCTAAAAAGTCGTTTAGTGTGCTAGATGATGGATTAGCTCAGGAGTGGGTCGGTAGCGTATGGATGAACCCACCATTTAGTAAGCCGACTCCTTGGGTAGATAAATTTATAGCTCACGGAGATGGCATTGCGCTGATGGTTGTTAGCCGCTCAAAGTGGTTTAAGGAACTATGGAACGCTAGCGACGTTATAGTGCCAACACCTTGGAATTTACGCTTTGAACGTCCCGATGGATCGTCTAAACAAATAGCTTTTCAGACGTTTCTGTTTGCTATTGGTAAAAAGTATGACCAGTCATTGACCAAGTTAAACGACTATAAAGCTAGGAGATAAGCTTGAAGCGACTTGACAAAGGCATTATACTCTCGCTAAAGCGCGGGCGCAGAGCTAGCCCATTAGCGGTATCGAGGGCGGGCTATTGTCTCCGCCTGATGGCTACGACTTTGCTAGCTGTAATGATTTCAATAATAAATACACAGCCATCAAAGGCTAATATGAATTACAAGTTATATGCATACAACCTTTTAAGCTGGAGAGAATTTGAGTGCTTTAATTGGTTGATATATAAGGAAAGTAGATGGGACTACAAAGCTAAGAATGGTAGTCACTATGGGCTTGGTCAGATGCGATCTACTTGGTATAGAGACCTTAGTCCTCAAGGACAAATAAAGGCTTCGATTAAATACATCTACCATCGCTACGGCGACAGTTGCAAAGCATTAGATCATCTTGAACGTAAAGGCTGGCATTGATGGCTGGCAATAAACGATATGACACCGCTTACTACAA